ATGAAGATATGGAAAGGTCAAAGGAGAGAAGGAGATATATTCAAAGAGAGTATAATAAACTCCTAAAGCAAAAAACAAAGAATGATTATGAAAGAACAGTTTTATCTTGTTGGATGAGAGAGCTTTATTCGTAAACAAAAAGAATGGGGTGAATAAAAATAACGCCAATACACAGAATGTTAATAGCTATGGATAATATGTGTAGATTTCTCAATCTCTTAGGACAGGATATGTCGTATCATAAACCCAATTTCACTACAAAAGATTTCAAGTTGGATCAGTATTTCAGTTGGATGTTAAAACAGATACCTAAATGAATGACTTTGTACGATTATCAAGTATATGTATGAAAAAAGATAACAAACTTGGATTACTATCCAAGACCAAATAGAAAACTTTTATCTTTTAAAAAATGTAATGGAAAAGAAAAACAGTCTTAGACTAATTGAGGTAGTAACAGACATTGTCACTGTCCAGATCTCAGAATCAGAAGAAAAATGAATGCGAGATGTTAGATTTAATTGACAGCTACAGTGAGTAAGTATCAGAAATCTTAAGTTTGATTGAGAGACATTTTATGTTGAGAAATACGAAGAGGAAGCAAGAAAAGAGTATCTAAAGAAAAAGAGAGACGAGGATTCAAAACTCAATAGAGAAAAGACAGAAGCAGAAAAAGCACAAGATGTAGAGGAACTATTATGATTGCCTACATTTCTACAAGAGATTACTGTAATTTATAGGAAAACTCCAACAGATGCTCCAGCCAATCTAGCTTTATATATTAACGAGATAATCAAATGCAAATAGAAGAGGCAAAACTAAAAATCCATAATTTCATAAAAAGATTAGAGAATATGCTAATGATACATACATTGGAAGTAATAACAGAACTAAAAGGGATAACACAATTGCTAGATACTCCAGAAGAACCAAAAGAGGGAGTAAAAGAGGAAGTTATAGAAAAACAAGAAGAGATAACAGCTCCAATAGTAGAAGAACCACAGAAGATGACAAAAGAGGAACTCATAAGGAAATATACAGAGAAATACCAAAAGAAACCTTTTGGATGACGAAGTGATGATGTTTTAGCTTCTAAGCTATAAGAAATGCAAAAATCAAAAAGCTGAGTATCTAAAAAGAAAGAGAACTGAAAACGGGATACGGGCAGACCAAGTAAATATGATCCTAAATACTGTAAAATGATAGTAGACTATTTTGATGTTGCGTTATATACAGAAAGACAATCAATGACTTCTACTAATGAAAAAACGGGAGCAGAAAAAGAATACACTAGAACACGACCAACAGATTTCCCAACAATAGAATGATTTGCTTCAAGTATTGACATAGATGACAACACATTGGAGAATTGGACAAAAGAACATGAGGAGTTTTTAGGTGCATATAGGAAAGCAAGGCAATTACAGAAGAAGATATTGATCCAAAATGGACTGAATTGATTATATAAAGAATGATTCGCGAAATTTGTAGCTATAAATTGTTTCCCTGAGATGAAAGATAGGAGTGAAGTAGATACAAAATTAAGTTGAGAACTGAGTATTTCAGACATAAACATAACTATATGAAGTTAGAGTTCAAAGCTAGCAAGAAACAATGAGAAGCCATCAAGTATTTATATGATGATATAACTACTGAGATTGGTTATTGAGGGGCTGCCTGATGAGGAAAGTCCTTTTTGTGAGTATTTTGGATTTGGTCTATGTGTATGAAGTATCCGTGAACTAGATGGTTCTTTGGTAGAAAGGAGTTGGTAAACCTGAGAAGGACAACGCTCAACTCGTATTACAAGTTTTTAGATGAATATCAAATCCCAGAAGCTAATAAGTGAGTATTGAATGGGCAAGACAATACGATAAGATTTAGTAATAAGAGCGAGATATTGTTGTTGGATTTGGTATATCAGCCAAGCGATCCCCTTTATACAAGATTTTGATCACTAGAATTGACTTGAGGGTTCATAGATGAAAGCAATGAAATAGATGTGCAATGCTTAACTATAATAAGCACAAGAATAGGTAGACAAAAGAATGGCGAGTATAATATAAAGCCAAAGCTATTGGAGACATTCAATCCTGACAAGTGACATATTTATACAAGATTTTACAAGCCATACAAAAGCAAGACATTGCCTATTTATAGGAAATTTGTCCCAGCATTAGCGACAGATAATCCCCACATAGATCAGAATTATATAGACCAGCTAGAAAAATCGGACAATATAACAAAACAGAGATTGCTTTATGGAAACTTTGATTATGACGACTCGTCTTGAAAGCTATTCAGATACGATGAAATCTTAGACTTGTTTGAGGTAAATATCGAGCAGAAGAAGGAAAGATATATAAGCTGTGATGTTGCAAGGCTAGGTAAAGATACGACCGTAATTTCACTTTGGGAGTGATTAGAATGCTGAGAAATCATCAAGAAGCAATGATTGACGACAGATCAGACAGCAAAGTTGATAAAGGATTACGAGAAAGAATACTGAGTTTACAGGAACAATATCATAATAGACTCTGATTGAGTTTGATGATGAGTAGCAGATCAATTGAGATGATGTATAAACTTCGTTAATAATGGAAGGGCGTTTGACGATGGCACTAATAAGAACTTCGCTAATTTAAAAGTCCAGTGCTATTTCAAGCTAAAGGAATTAGCTGAGAAAAGACTTGTAAGGATTTATGCAGAATGAGAAATAAAGGATGACCTGAGCCAAGAGTTGAGTAATATAATGCTAAAGAATGAATATACAGACCAAAAGATACAGCTAGAAAGCAAAGAAGATATGAAGAAAAGATTAGGAAGGAGTCCTGATATAGCAGACTCAATTATGATGAGAATGTATTACGAAGTTTGTGGGATCGGTTGAGAGGAGTTTGATTGAGAGACTGTGAATATAGATTTGGGGAAGTTTCTACTTTGATAGCATATTGACAATTATATTGATTTATTGTATAGATATATAGCAAAATAGCTTTTGAGTCGAAAAAACACGGGGAAAATGGAAAAAATAGGCGAATTTGACATTTAAAAATAAGTATGTGACTCCCCGCATAAAAAATCTATTGAATAATTAGAAAAAGGAGTATAATATATTCAATAAAGTCTTTATATTATATCTATTGAATGAGTTTACTAGAGCAGATAAAGGCAGAGTTCACGACAGGTGATGAGTATATGAAGCCAAAGAGAAAACAAATACTCAAAAGATTAGAGAAGCATATCAAGCAAAACAAAGAGCCATGATTAGTTAATATAAATATGGTATCAAACACGATAGACACATTGATTGCTTGAAGCTATATAGACGAACCTCAAGTAAAATTCGTAGCTAGAGATAATTTTCTTGAAAGTGAGCAAGCCGATAATCTTAACTATATGTTTAAGTTCGACACAAAAGAACAAGATTACCAGCAATTAGATTATCAAGTACAACGAGATAGGTATTTCTTTGGATTGGGTATCAAATATAGATATTGATATGATACAGTAAGAAGCTGTCCAATATTCTATGCTGTCAATCCTATGACAGCGATATTTGATCCTACACCAACAATGGTAGGCAAATTCAATGCTAGTCAGTATAAATACTTCGGATTCACAATGACCGACAGTATGTTCAATCTAAAAAACGACAAGCAATATAACAAGAAAGCACTAAGTGAATTGACACAATCAAGTATAGACAATGATCAAGAGTTGATGAAACAGGCATTGAGTATAAGCGACAATACTAATTATGTATGTGAGAACTTGTTATTGAATTATTCAGTGACTATATATCATCATTTCACTATATATGGATGAAAAAAGTATCTAATAACAACAGATGCTGATAAAAAACTGATATTGAGGCAAGAAGAGATAAACCCAGTATTGAAAGAAGAGAAAGAAGATGATAGTCTAGTTCCACGACCATTTGCGTTCTATTTCTACAAACCCGAGAGATGAAAGGTGTTGTGAGTAAGTATTCCAGATATGCTGGACGATAAAGAAGAAGCTAAAACAGTATTGATCAATGCTAGTTTGATAAAAGCTAGATTGGAAGCGTTTGGTGGTAAGTTTATAGTAAATTCAAGACTTATTAAGAACAAAGAGGATATATTGAAGCCATCAACTTGACCACAATACATATTCACTAACGATAAATTACAGCTAAATGAGAATTTAAGCAATGTTATGTCAGAGATCCCAACAGCGACAATAAAACAAGATGTATTGACAATGAATCAGATACTAGAAAGAGAATGAGTAATGGATACCAAACAGGATCAGATGCAGATGTGAGTTGTGCCTGATAAATCAATGACAAAAGCAGAACAGCAATCAGTACAGGCTAACGCTAATATGTTGAGTTCATTGAATATGAAGACATATTTACGATGAGAGTATGATTTTGCGTTCCTACGATGGAGGACATATCAAGAGTATTTTAGTGTAAGTGATGAGAAGTTTGCGTTGATTAACCAAGACTTCGAGTGGAAATCAATAGGCATAAAAAAGGATATGTTCAAAACGAAGAATAATCCGTTCATAATAACAGGAAGCAAGTCGGATATAGAAGCAATGAATGAGAAGCAGAAGAATTATTGGAATGCTACATTGCCTATAATCTTGAATGACCCAGATATACCAAAGATAAGCAAACTGATAGCTAAAAGATTTACAGCAAAGTTGAATTGAATGCCACAGAACAATATCAATCAAATATATGCACTATTGCCAGAAGAGAGAGATGCAAAAGGAATGGTAGAGTATTATATAAACGATGACGAGATGCCTTTGTGATTATTTGAAGACCCAAATGCTGATTATCTAACCTATTGGATATATATACAGAAAGCCAACGATAATAATACAAAAGAGAAAGTATTAAATGTATTAGAGAAGTATCTTATGCAGAGATGACAGACACAAGGGATGCAGATGATGAACGAACAAGCAAATACAGCAAGTAATATAATGATGAGTCAAGTGTGACAACAGAACGCACAATGATCTAATATAGTAAGCAAGCAAGATGTTTTACAACCTAGTGTTCAATAATGGAAATAAAGGAGCTAAAAGATTTCAAAGATACGCCATATTATGAGTATTATTGAAAGATGATAGACGAGTATTGAGTCAAGATAGTAAAATGTATAGTAGAGCAACAATGAATAGATAACGAGAAGAAATATACACGATGAGATGTTTTGAAGGAAGTATTAAGGTTTATAAATGGAGATTTAAGAGAGTTTAGGGATTTGGAAGTAATAAATCCAAGTAGATGAGAGATGGAAGAGAACGAAATGAAAGAAGCAATAGAGAGACAAGCAAAGGCTTATTTGGGTATGAATTAAAACCTCATATATTGCTACTGCGGATGATGCTTAACGCCGCTTTGCGAGTAGTAAACGCTTTAACTTACTAACCAACTAACACAATGACAGACAAAGACATTATTTCCATTGAATTGGAAGATGAAGACACAGGGGAAGATGATGCAGGAGATGAAACTGCAGCAGACGACACTGATTACAAAGTCCTTTATGAACAGACATTAGAGGCAAAAGAACAGGCAGAAGCAGAGAAACAAAAATGGAAGGAAAGATTTAAGGGAGCAAAGGCAAGTGAGAACAAAAACACCTGAGTAGACCAAGAAACTGTAAAGAAGATGGTAGACGAAAGTGTTTGAGTAGTCAAATTCTATTGAGACAACAAGGAAGCTAGCCAATATCAACAGGATATTGAAGCACTTGTAGCCAAATGAGTAGAAAGAGACAGAGCATTCAAACTTATCTTAGCCGAAAAAGATCCTATTGCATTATTGGACGATGCTAAAAAAGCACAATTGAATGGTAATACTGCATTAAATGGTGTGCCTGCTCAAATGGCTGGAGAGAAGAATATCAAGGATATGACAGAAGATGAGATTAGGAATATGTCAGATGCAGATTTTGACAAACTATATCCATCAGCGTTATCGCCAAAGAAGTATTATTCAGAGCCAGCCAAATAGTATTCTTTTATTTACTATTTTATTAAAACGATGGCTAATTCATTAACTTATTTTAAGACAGAGATACGAGACAGGATTATTCAAAGAGATTTGAACAAATCACTTGTAGCTCTTCCACTGGCTAGATTCGGGTTTTCTGAGGTAACAGGAGCAACTAGATTCCATAGACCAGCAAAGACAAGACTATATTCAGTAACTTATACAGCAGAAACTGCAATGACACCACAAGCTCTTGGTTCTACTGATGAATACTTGGATGTAGATACAACAAAAGCAGTACACTTCTTTATTGATGATACACAGGTTCTTGAATCTAAGTATGGAATTGAAGAGATGTATGCACCAGAAGCGGTATATGCTTTGAAGAACGAAATGGATGGAAAATTCCTTGCAGAAGTATCTAACGCTTTCTACACAGTAGGAAAACTAGATATTGAAGGAAGTGGAGCAAATACAGATGGTATTACTGTCACTGTATCAAATGCTGTTAAAATGCTTTCTTATGCTAAAGCCAAGCTAGTACAAAACAGAGTTGAGACAACTACACCATTCTTCGTAGTACTTGATCCTATGGATGCTTCTGTTTGGGAACAAACATTAGTTGGTACAGGATTCAATTTATCAGACCTTACACTTAGAAACGGTTATATGACTACTCTTGGTGCTTTGGGATTGGATGTATATGTATCAAACAACACTAAACACACAATCACATTAACTTCTACTGGAAACTTAGCAGAAAACGATACAATCACTGTTGCTGGTATCACACTTACAATCAACGCTACTCCATCTGGAGCAGGCTCAATTGATCTTGGGGTAGATGAAGCTACAACATTGGCTAATATCGCAGCTTGTATCAATGATAGTGGAACAGCTGGAACAACTTATATCCAATTATCCCAAGCAGACAGAGCTAAACTTAAACAAAATCTAGTTTCAGCAGTAGCTGGTGCACACACGGTTGCATTTACTACAGCAGGAATGGTATCAATTGCTGAAGGAGTAGATAGTGGAACAGCATATTCATTTGGAGAACATCAGAGACTTTGCCCACTTGGACAAAGAGGATGTATCGATATGGTTATCCAGAAATCAGTAGTAACTGAATCACAAAGAGGTACAAATAACGGAGTTATTGGCTCTTATGTTACAACTTGGACTAGATATGGTATCAAGACATTTGTTGAGTGAGCTCAGAGAATGGTTGCACTTA